CTACTCTTAGGAGTAGTCTCTAAATTTTGAATCGTAACCCCCAAAGTTGCACCATTTCTGACTACGCCTTTTTCTCTATCCCGCCCGAGTTCATGGGCTATCCCAGTGCCTATCAAGCAATCAGGTACCATGGGCAAAGTGCATATGACCGTCACCGCCATCAACGTGCGGAATTGCTGGCGCTCGTCCCGCAGCTGGAAGATGCTGTTGAGGAACGGGCCGTCAACATTAGATGGTCTCTTGCCGAAGCATTGCATTGGGATCTTTCTCAACGCTACAGCAATGCGTCTGTTCATGATAACACTGATTTTTGGCATTCTAAGGTTGAACTCAGGCGGGCTTGCGGCGTCGCGCTCGGGCATGCTTCTCATCGTGCGGAGGCACGACTCTCACCGGCCGCGATTCTCCAAACGTGTCAGCTCGAAGCAGCGCGCGATTTCGCCGCTCTTCAGCCTTCTTTGGAGTGGCATTCTTGGACTCCTGAACGTGAAGTTGCACAGGTTCTTTGGTTCGCTGAAGCTTCTACGACTCAGATGCTTACCCTCACTAATGCCCTTCGCGATGTCAATCTTGACTCTGACTTTCTTGCCCTTCAATTCTTCGCGTGTAGTAACTTTCTCGATGTTAAGCCGTTCAACGTTGAATGCTTCTCGGATCGTCCCGACGTCGGATCCCTTGTTGCGCCCGTCTTTGACCCGAATTTGCACGCTCTTGCCTCTTGTGAGTTTTTGGCCCTCACTGGTCATTGGTTTGAACGCATTTCCATCGAACCTTCCTCTCTTGGCCCTGCGGAGGTCGTGGTCACGACTTACACAACTCGCAATCTCCGTGAAAGACGTGCGCTTCTTTTCTACGCCAAACGCAGTGCTCCTGATCTCGCTTACCCTGATGTTAAGGCCGTCGATTTCGACGTCCTCTTCAATGAGATCATTCGTGCCAATGGCGTCACGATTAATGCCCCACCCGCGCGCCGCGTTGGTGGACCTGGCGACTGCTGGAGGTGTCTCCCAGTATTCCAGTCGCCGTCAGATTGGGAGATGACCACTGTTGAACTTGTTGAGCGCATCGTTAGTTATGTCAATTTGTGTGGTGATCAACTGTCCGATTACGTGGTCATTTGGTCACGTCAGGCAGACCTAGATTTTCATGTTACTGCTTGTACCGCAGCAATGGAATCATATTTTGGCTGCCCTTGTCTCCAAGAAGGCTTACCCGGGCATTCGCGCGGGGAATGCCCCTTTGTAGGCCTCGACGATTTCGTCAGGGCACTATGTGACTGCGAACCTGGTGAGATTTTTCTTGTCGGGCACGAGTCGGAGCGCGCTTATGTTACGAGTGTTGCCGCGGATCCCATCGGCGCACTCGCTTTGTCGGCCAAGGGTTTGCGCGCTGGCATCACTGCTTTGGTGGGACACGTCGCGGCTGAGATTCCTGAGCAACCTGTCCATGCGCTGTCGGTCGACCCTCTCCCAATTGGAGCACCGCCTGTAGACGTTTCGCATCCGCCCTGGTCGATCGATTTTTCCTTGTTGCCAGATTGGCTGCCTTTCCATCCAGAACTTGCGTCCGTTTTTGAGTATTTGTCGCGTGTCTTGCCGTCGTTGGCAAGTCAGGCGACTGGCTTGGCATTTGAGCTTGGCAATATTGCCGCGCACATTGCAAGCGGCGCCCTCTGGGCACATTCATTGCTCCGCATTTTCTTTGTGCTGAATCAACACCATGACGACCGACATGACAATCGCACCAAATTCATTGCCAATCCTCGGGTTATAGACCACATTGATGATGTCGTTTTCGAAGACGCCGCACTGCGTGTTGCACTCAACGCCCCCATGGTTCCGCGTGGCCGTGATCGCATTGGTTTGACTTCCTGGCACATAACTGCGCAAAAGCTTTTGCGCGTTGAAGAGCAAGGCCGCGTCAATGGCGCTATTGCTAACTCTGCTGTTGCGATTGCCGAACGCAACCTCAATTTTGAGGATGCCCCTTATTTGCATTTGCCGAGCAATGTTTCCGAATCTGTTTTCAGGCAGTTTGGTGATGCCTTTCCCGCCCTCGCGGTTACCCGTGCTCGCTTTACGCACCCGCACGGTGCCGCTGCTTCAGCGCGCTTTGCGATGCACGCACTCATCTCTGCAAAATTGGCTCGCAATTGTGCACCTGTCTTTGGCGTTGGTCTTTCACCGGTTCAAGTTTCACGCATCAATGACGTTGTTCACAATGTGGCCCCCATTCTCTCTGGCAGGGATTACTTTCGGCATGATCTCTCTCCATCGCAGGTTGTTCGCGATTTCGCGAATGTCGTCCGTTGCCCATCAAAGTTGGAGGATTGCCGTCATGGCTTCGACAAGGTGCCGACATTCGTCGCCATGTTTTCTACGCATGACATAGCTTTTTCTGACTTCGTCTCTGCCATGGCGTCCCGTGGTTCTCACACGGCTTACGTGGCGATGCACCTGCCGGTCCCTTTATTGGATCAACGCTTGGATGAGTATTACGATGACTGCTTGGATATGCATTACCAAGTCATAGATGGGAATGTTCAAGTCACTTTTGGTGGTGGACTCTCCGCTGGATACGTTCATGACATGTCGAAACTCATCACATGGCTTATGCCCCGTGCAATTTTGCCTGGGTATCATGTCCAGGTTGAGGAGCTTTCCCATGTCGGTTCTTGTTTCCTTCTTGAAGTCAATGTCTCTCCTGGCTTCCAAGAAGCCACCCCTACTTCATGGTGTCTTGGCGAACCATTTCTTCTGCTGCCGACCTTACGTTCCTCGTTCGCACGTACTGACAATGACCATTTTTTCACCGTGCCTATGCGCCGCTGGCGTGCTCTGGTGTCTTTTGCCGCAACTTTGCGGTATGAAGATCTCACCTTCCAGATCATGGCGCAGAAACTTCGTGGTCTTCTAGGTGAAGTGCGGATCGGTGAACAGGTGATCGAAGAACGTTGGGATGTCGACACGACGCAATTTTACAGTCTCGTCGCGCATGCACTTATTCATCATTCACGTGCCAGCTTTGACTATGACAACTGCATGCGTCAATTGGTCACGTTTGAGCGCGAGCGCCGCGCGCGCCAAGGCAATTTCACTCAGCGTGCGTATCAGTATGTGGCCGACGTTTTTTCTGGTCAGATAAATCGCAAGTATGGGCCACTGGATAAACGAACTCGCGCCAAGTTGTACGACTTTCTCTTCATGACTCATGCGGATAGTGACACGGATTATGACCCTTACACTCCGCGTCACCGATGGGATATCAGCACAGCCAACCTGCGACCACTCCCAGCGGAATTATGCGCCAAGTTTACGGTTAAGTCTGCTAAGGCCGCTGCTAATGGTGGGCTTCAGCTTGCGAATGTTGTCGTGCCAGCTGCATCAAATTTGTGCAATACTGTGACCAATGCTGTTTCTGGAGCTCTCAACGATGTCGTTGAGAGTCTTGCTCATGTTTGCGACCCACCGCCTGTCATCAATTTGGCACCGCATTTACCACCTCAGCTTGTACCCACCCCATGGGGGCGCGAGCGTGATGACATTGGAGATCTCGTTGAACGTTACACTCTCAATTTTGACGAACCTGACTCTGATCTAATCTACTGTGTCCCGCCGCCACCGCGTGATCATGCGCGTGAACTCGCTCTCACACTTCGGTATTTCGAGATTGATGATTTCAACCAGCCCCCGATTCCGGTTGCTCCGTTCTTTAATTATCATTTCCCGCGTCTGGGCGCTCAACACGAC